ATTACTACCTAATGCAATAGATTTATTTGTAAGAGTTGAAACCTGAGAGGCAGATAAAACTGTAGCATCTGTAGCTATTGTTAAATCATTGCCTGATATAGTTGTGTCAATACCTGAACCACCAAGAACTCTTAAAGTTTCTCCGTTAGCTGATATTGTTGCAACTGTAGAGGAATCGTCAGCAAATTTTACTGTACCATCAACTGTACTGCCATCACCAATAGCAGTATAAATTTCATCAAAGTTTAGATTGACTTTATTAGCACCGTCACGGAGATTATCACCTGTTCCGTCATTTGCTGTGGTACCTCTATTGATTATTAGTTTTGCCATTTATTAACTCTCTTTTACTGTATATTTATAACAATTCTATGGTGTTGTATCATCAAATGTTAATGCATCACTATCAAATTTAGTTAAAGTATTACTAAACAAGTCTGNGTTAAATACTAATTCTGACGGTATTGCATAATTTGTCTTTAAACCTTTACCTATTGTGNTTGAAGAAAATAAGAAAATAGGAACAGCCTGTCCGTCTAAAGCAGTTTTTGTACCTGTTACTCTTATATCATTTAAATTCTGAAATGTACTTGCAGCTGAACCTGAACTTGTTGTACCAAATGCTGTGTTTGCAAATTTATTAATAGTACCAAATCTAGGACCTGCATATGCATAACCACTTCTTACATCATGTGTTACACCTGAATTATCAACAATTAAATTTCTAGGTCTACTTAAATAATCAATTGTAATACCTTCTCGTGTTAAAGTAACATCTCTTGTATTAGGTGCAAAAGGATCCTCAAAAGATGTGCTTACATCTACAGTACCTTCTGTTTGAGGGTTTGCTCTTAATGATGTACCGTCACTATTTGTTCCTAATCTTCTACCAAACACAGTAGAGAATAATGTATTAACAATTTGTAAGAATGGAACTTCAGATACGACCTGAAATACTACCTCTAACAGGTCCGTTTGCTGTTACTGTAAGTTGTGATTCAATATCAACTTGTCCTGTAAAATAAAAACCTGCTGTGTGCATTGTCTTTTTAAATGCATCACGCCATCTAGCGATAGATTGACCTACTTTAATAACATAAGAAAAGTCCTGATAGTATAAACTATCTTGTATTCTCATTGTAGTTTCTGAAAGTTTTCCTCTTTCACTAATAAAAGTACCGTCTGTATCAGAAATAGGTACAACATTTACAGTAGCTGTAGCAACATTTAATTGTTTAAGAACACAAGTACCTGAAGTGGTAGATGTTAATGTTTCATCAATTGTAAATGTACCTGATACTGCTTTAATTCTTAAAAGACCTCTATCAGTATCTAAACTAACAATTGTTCCTGTTGCACCAGATGTGCCGCCTGTTACTGTGTCATTTGTTAAGAATGTTCCTGTTACAGATGTAACAATCATATTGTTAAAGAAACCTAAAGCAGGAGGTGTAGGTGCTGTTTCGTAACTTCTACCTAATGAAACTGTTTTTAGTTTTTCAATTTTTCCAATTTCATCACCATATGCTCTAATTGTAGCGTCTGAACCTGTTGATGATGATATTGTTACTGTAGGTAAAGATGTGTATTGATTACCACCATTAATAATGTATATGTCAGTAATCATTTGTAAATCTGTAAACTGTTCTTGTACTAAAACTCTACCCTCGTATGCACCACCTTTTACTGTTTCATCTTCTAAAATAATTCTATCACCTGAAGACATTGATGATGTGCCGTCTTCACCAGAAAAACCACCGTTTACAATTTTAACAAAACCTGATGCATTNCCACCATTAGTNCCTGTATTATTAAATACTAAAGAATCTCCTATATTATAAAATGTTCCTGGATTATCAATTACAATATCTGTAATACTACCAGGTCCTATTTCTTCAACTTGAAATAATGCACCTTGACCGCCTGCTGTAACTGTAATTGTATCTGTGATAGTATTTAAAGANCCATCATTTGTAATTACTTTTGTTCCTGGAATACCTGTTACANTTGCTTTAATAAAATAATCGTCTGTGTCAGCNGATGTTCCTTGTACAGTTTCTCCTACTGTAAATGTTCCTTGAATACTATCATCATTTAAAATTAATTGTGTAACAGTTTGGTCACCAATTTGAAAAGTTGATGTATATTCTATAATTGCTGTAGCGCCTGAAGATAGGCCAGTTATTGTTCTACCAATTAATTGTGTTGCATCACCAACAGATGCAATTACTCTCATAACTTTTAAAGAGTCAAATTGTCCGTCAGATGCTTTTAATAAGTTTTCTCTTGGATATAAAGTTTCAGATGTTTCTCCAAATAATATACGGAAAAACATTTCGTGTCCTCTTACAGAACCTTTTGCTCTATATAATGACTTTACATTTTTAATTAATTTTCTTTTGTCAACACCTGCTGCTAAATTTTCTGGAAGTGTTGCTAAAAATTCATCTCTAAAATTATATAAGAAGTGATTAATAACTTTATCAGGATCCCTAAAGTTAATTAAGTCAACTATGTTATTTACAGGATTTGGTTTGTAATTATTAATNGTTGCTCTTGCATTTGAAGATTGACCAACAATATCTTCAGTAAGACCAAACTTGTCTTGTGCTGAAATAATTAANCTATTATTATNTAAGTCTTCAACTAAAACTACAGCAGTTGCACCTGTAGTTTGACCTACAACAGTTTCGCCTCTTGTAAATTTACCATAATCAGATTCTTCTAAAAGAATTTTATCACCACCATCTAATGGCGTTCTTGCTGTGTCAATTCTACTAGAGTTTAAAACTAGATTATTTTCTTGTCCTGTTTCTGATTGTAATAAAATACCTGTTGTAGATAAAACAGATGTTACTTCTAATTCAGCAGATTCTAATAATTGATAATAGACTTTTAAAAATTCGGCAAATTTAGGGTGGTCAGCAACTACAAATTCTGGTAATTGGCTGTTAAGTATTGTTGAAATTTTTTCATTAAACTTTGCCATTGTTCATTAATAACTTGCTGTTGGAGTATAACCTACACCAGCTTCGGCAGAACCACCAACAAATGTGTCTGCTGTAACTGATATGCTTGAATTTGCTACATCAATTTCTACAATTTGGTCTCTAACAGGTACAACATCATTTGAATTTGGTTGTACTGTTAATTCAANAACTGTNGATGATGAACCTCTAATATTTGAAATAGATGCCACATTTAAAGAGTTAAGTGTAATTTGTCCTGTTGTATAATCAATAGTACCTTGTGTATTATTAATATATGTTCTAATACCTGAAGCAAGATAATATAATCTTACAACACCTGCACCATCATCATCTAAAAACATTTCATTGTCATTACCATCAATTTTAAATCCTGTTGAACTTAAAATACCACCTGCAGCTGTATTATGTCCAGAATGTGGATTAAATAAACCATTTCTAAAATAAATGTCATATCTTGTAGATGATAATAATGTAGGTGTAAAACTTTTTCTTATTTTAATTGTTGTAATATTTGATAAAATACTAGTATCAGTATCATCAATTAAACCTGTTAATTTTGAATATCTAAACACTGCATCAAATTTTTGTAATGTAGATGTATTATAATTTGTAATAGCTGTAATAATGTCTGACCTTAAAGTATCAGATGATTTAGTTGTTGACTTAGCATCATATTTTGCATTTACTGTTAATAAGACTGCTGTTATTTGTGGGTCAACAATTTGTGGCGACACAGATGCTACATTGTAAGGTTTTAATGCATCAATAATAGATTGTTTTGTTGTTTCTGTTAAAGTAGAACCTGAAGCGGCCTTAATTGCAATCTTTACAATACCATATCTTGGAGTTTCATCATCTTCACCACCCCAAGCACTAACTGATAATGCGTTAGGATAAATTGATTGTACAAGTGATTCATAATCTGTAGTTGTAACTGCTCTTTCCTGAGCTGCATATTGTAGTGGAGCATTGTGTCTAATTGATTCGTCTGTTTCTCCCTCAGAACCGCCTTGTGCTGCCGAGTTTGTTGTAATATTAACACTTGTAAATCCACCAATATTTCCTTGTAATGAAAATGAACTTGCACCATTAGCTGCTGTTTTATTTGTAACAATGTATTGTAAAATTACAATATTGCCATCATCTAAAGCTGCGCCGTTAATGCCATCGCCAAAATATACTTCATATTTGTTATCTTCACCTTCTTGTATAAAATAAACTTTTGAATCTTCATTGACATTATTATAACCACCTGCTAATGAATATGTTGAAACAGATGTATCATTAGAACTATTTTGAACTGAAACTTTTAAAGTTGATGTATCTGCATTTGCACTTGGAATAATAAATCTTTGGTCAACATCATTTGCATCATAAGTGTATTTAAAAGTTACTAGTGAACCTTCATAAATTGTAATGTTACTAAACTCATAAACACCGTTTACAGGTATTGTGGTAAAATCTGAATTAGTTACATATTGATAAGATATATCATTTACAGTTGTTGTAAAGACCGTACCTTTACTCATAGTAACTGAGGTGCCTGTTGCGTTATTTAATCTAATATTGATATTAGCCATTGGTGCTCTAGGTGATGATGGTGTGTAACCAATCATTTTTGCCAATGACACAATATTATTTCTAATGTCTGCACTATCTAAGTACAACTCATTGGTCGCCATATTTGCTAAGAAAGCAAGATAGTGTGTATTGTAAGATAAAATGTCTAATAGAATTGATAATGAACTTCCGTCAAAATCATAATCCTGAAATTGTGATTGACCTTGTAAGAATGTTTTTAAATTTGTTTTAATTAGGTCAAAATCTAAATCTGATACATTTAATTTATGGTTCGACATTTATTATCTTAGCCTTTGTAAAAATGTTGTGACTACTTGTGGACCTGGTACACCTACTACATAAAAATAAATGTCAACAACTAATCTGTTATTATCGGGGTCATCATCAACTCTAACATTTTGTAAATCAATTCTTGGTTCATAGTTGATTAAAACTTCTTCTATTTTTCTTTTTAAAAATATTCCTGTCATTGGTGTAAAGTTTTCAAATAGTAACTCTCTAACACCACAACCTAATTCGGGTTGAAATGGTCTTTCATAAAAATTAGTTTGTACTAAATTTTTAACTGCTCTTTTAATAGCAATAACATCTTCAACCACATTAACATCATTTGTTACAGCATTACGGTTAAAGTCTAGGTCTATATCCCTAAATCTTCTGGAATTTCGTGTACTTTTACTTTTTGATTGTGCGTCATAAATTGCCATAACGGTAATATTTATACACCTTTTAGAAATTAACCTGCAAAAACATTTGGTGAACCAGCTGCAACGCTAGTACAACCTGATATTGCGTCACCTACTCTACCACAACCTTTGCCATTTATAAACACGGTTGTAGAACCTACAGCTATTGGAGCTGAGTGAGATGGACACGGTGCGCCAGGCAGTAAATGACCTGTGTTATTATCTCCTTGACGAGATACTGCTATACCATTTACAAATACATTGGGTGAACCTACAGCTCTTGTCATTCCTGAACAATGAGCCACATCTGCATCACCTACTCTAGTTACCGCTGGCACGATTTAATAACTCCTCTAGTTTTGATTGATAAGTTGCCATTTCTTCGTGTTGTTCCTCAGTATGTGGTGGTTCAGGATAATTAGGTTCAAAAGATATGATATGATTGAATGACATTGGTATATCGTCAAAATTTTCAAACTTTAATATTTTATTATCTTTAAGAATAATAAACTTTCCATTCATCTATCTATTAGCCTGTTTCGCTTTTAAAGCTTCTCGTCTTCTCTCTTGTATCATTGCTTGTTTAACTTTTCTACCAATTGGTATTAATACTGAATGACACATTTCTTTGCCTCTTTTACTAATATACTCAACACTAATCATATTGTCTTTAAATTGTGATTGTACTGACCT